CCCTCAGATCAGCAGTGTAGGAACCCTACTTGCTGGGACGCGGCTCGGGATCCGACTGGGGCGCGACGGCCTTGGGACGAATCTCCACCGCGTTGCTCGTCACCACCGGCGGACCCGACAGGATCTGGTCGGCCCACACGCCGACCCGCATCCAGCAGTGCGCGCGCGCGACGATGACCGGGTAGTCCCAGCTCGGATTCTGCGCCGAGAACTGTACAGGAGCCGCCTCGATGGCGCCGCCGCTGCCAGGACCTCCGGCCGTAACCCAGGGGGCGCCCTCAGCCTCGCTGGAGAACTGCACTCCAGCGACCTCCTCGGTCACGCCCTGCAGCTGTTGCTCGACGTGCGCGCTGAACGGCTGCAGCTTGACGATCATCGGCGGCACGCTCATCTGCATCTCACCGCCGACCACCGCTGCCGCCGAAGCCGCAGGCTTGCTGGGATCCACCCAACCGGCCGCCTCCATCGCGCTCACCTGCTTGTCGTCCGCGAAGCACTCGGCCCCACTCGCGGCGTGCACCATCCGGATGCGACCCATGACCGGGTCACGGCCCTTGATCGCTCGGTACACCGGCACCTCGCCCTTGGGAACCGGCTGCTTCTTGGAGACCTTCCATCCAGCCTTCGTCATGGCCTCGATCTGCCTCGGATCCGCGAAGCACGACTGGCCTTCGCGCTCCATCCGCACCACCGAGCCCATGTTCATCTGCCTACCGGCCTGCCGAGCTACGCGCGGCTCCTCCACCGGCTTCTCGAAGAGCGAGTACCCGCGCTTCTTGAACGCCGCGACCTGCGCGTCGTTCACCCGGATCTCCTCGCCCTTGCCGTTCTTCATCCAGCGACAGTTCTGCATGTTCGCCTCCCCGCTGTGCCCGCCCCCGGCGAACCGGGGGCGGGACAGGGACTACGGGATGTCCTTGACGATCTGGGCGCCGAGGCGACCATCGACCATCTTCGCACCGACCAGGATGTCGAGCGACAGGACGTCAGACTTCAGGTCGCGATCGTAGTCGAACGTCGCGCGGATGGAGAGACCGGTCACCGGGTCCTGGATGTAGGACGACGGAGCCGCCTCGGGGGTATCCAGCGGCACCGCCACGAACGCAAACGCGTTCGGGTGGAACGCCGCGCCGTGGTTCTGCCGCGTGTTGCTACCACCGTCGTACACGGTGATCGCCACGCCGTCACCCACCGCCTCACGGAGAGGCTCACGGATGACGAGCGTACCCGCGTTGGCCACGGAGGTGACGTTCGCGTCGACCACGGCGTTGCCGTAGCCGGCGATCGTGATGATGTCCCCGGCCAGGAACGTTCCCGCCGCCAGCGACGCGCCGTCGTAGGCGATGCTGGTCGCACCGGCCGCCAGGGCACCGTTGGTGACCGCGGACACTTCGGTGCCCGAGGTGTGGGTGGTCGAATCGACGTTCTGCGCCATGAAGGACATGAGGCCCATCAGGGAACCCAGCTCGGCCTCGCGCAGGGCGGAGGTCGCACCGGACTCGTTGACCTTCACGAACTCGCCGACGCCGAGCAGGGTCTGCTCGTACTCGGTCGAGACGATCTGGAACCGGGGGCTCATCGGGACCTTCAGGTCGTTCAGGGTCTTGCGGACCTGGGCCAGGGTCGTCAGGGAGTTCGGCAGAGCCGCCGGAGCCGCCTCGGACGGACCGGCAACCGCCGGCAGGTCCTTCAGCTTCTCCAGGGCGTACGCGTCGATGCGTTCGCCCATCTCGACCATGCGCGGAGCCAGCACCTGCTGCGAGAAGGAGACGAGATCCAGCGTCCGCTCCCGGTCGGTGATCTTCACCGTCGCGTCGAAGTGCTTCTCCAGGGTGAGCGGAATGCTCGACTCGACGATGTCGCGGATGGTCACGGTGGAACCGTTGTACTCGTCCACGACGCCCGCACCGCGCCGACGGATGCGAATGGTGTCGCCGACCTTTGCGCCGGCGTTCAGATCGGTCTCGTAGTCACGGCTGAACAGCCGAGCGGCCACCAGCTGGGACTGCAGGAGCATCAGCGCCTCGCGGGCGACGATGTCCGGGTTCAGAAAGGCGTTCGCCATTTGGATCGTTCTCCTGCCCCGATGTCAGGGGCAACGTTGCGAGGAGGAGTCTCTAGCCCGGGATTCCCTTGGGCCGGCTCATCCCCTTCTCTTCGCGCCACTTCGCGTAATCTGCCCAGCTCATCTTGGACGGGTCAGGCTCGCCGGCGCCATTGCCATGCGCGCCCTGGGCGCCGGAACCCTTCGAGGGCGGGAACCAGTGCCGCGCCGACTCCTTCTGGCTCTCCAGCCATTCGTCGACGGACATCGGATTCTTACCGTCCTTCCCGAGGACCGCGCCATCCTTCTCGTCCCTGATGACCAGGGCGTCACGCTCCTGATCGAAGCTGAACACGCCACGCGCGCGGAGAATCACGTCGGACACCGCGGAGTCGATCACGCCCATCTTGCCGGAAGCCGCACGAACCGCGGTCTCCAGCATCAGGTCGGTGCGAGCCTTCTCGGCAGCTCCTCGGCCCTTCTTCTCGGCCTCCAGCTGCTCCATGAGACTCTCCACCTGCTGCTGGTGCTCGGAGCGCATCCGGCCGGTCCGCTTCTCGAACCACTCCTCGTGCTTCCCCTCGGTCAGCAGCTTGCCGATCTCGTCCTTCTCCAGCCGGGTCTTCAGCTCCTGCAGAGCCTTGATCCCGTCCGAACCTCCCGCCGCCTCGATGACCGCCTCGATCGCCACCAGCTTCTCCTTCAGCTGGCGCTTCTCGGCGAGCACCTCGTCACGGTTGGTCCGGAGTCCCGCGTACTCCTGCTCCAGCTCCTTGCGGATCTGGGCGCGCTCCTCTTCCACGCTCTTCCTGCCACCGCCACCGCCACCCCCCTGGGGGTCATCCTCGAAGAACGGGGCATTCTCGTTCAGCTTGCGCAACATCGTCCGTGCTCCTTGCATCTGGGCGAAGCGATCCGCTCGGCGGATCTACGTTAACCTTGCCTCACAAACCAGCGGCGCGAAACGCTTCTGCGTCGCGAACGCGAAGTTCGGCAAGAGTGTACCGACGTCCAGTATGATCGACGAATCTATCCAATGTCAAGCCCCCCGTTCGGAAAAGTTTCCCACGGGTTGGGCCGAGGAGGTCGTCCTGGAACACGGCCGACTTCGTCCGCAGCCAGTCCTCGAAGCGCACCTCCGCCGAGACCTGCCCGATGTTGGCGTCCGCCCAGGCGCGGCGAGCTTGGGCCACGCTGATCCCGTCCTCGCGGGCCTGACGCCGGAAGTCGATCTCACGCCGGCGCCGGTTGCGGGTGTCCGTCACGAAGGGCCGCTCTCCGACGATCTCCTGGCCCCCGAGAACGGCGATCGTGACGGATCGGCAGTTGACGTGCGCCGGGGGCCGCGCGCCAGGGGGGTCGAGTCGCAGGGCCCCCTCCGGCAGCTCGTGCCCAGGGAGGGGGTCGATCCGGCCGTCCCGGTCCTGACAAATCGGCGTAGTCCGCCCGTCCAGCACCGAGACCCACTTCACCCCGGTCACGATGTCCACGTTGGCCTGCCACACCTCCTCATGCGTGGCCGCCGCGAAGTGCGTAACTGCCGTCCGCACAACGCTTTCCGCCTGCCGGCGGGTCAAGCCAAGGGCCCCGTCGGAGAACCGGGCCGCTCGGGTACCCCGCACGCGGGCCACGATGTCGTCGACGGTCTCCCCGTTGACCCAGCCTTGGCGCAGGCTCCGCAGGAGGCGATCCTGATCCGCGGCCTCCAGGTCAGCGAACCAGTCCCCCATCAGGCGCCCCTGGAAGGGCATCCCCTCGGTGGCCGTCCGGAGGCGCCGGACGGTCGGGGCCACGACCTCGATCTCCGCGAGCGCGATGGACCGCTTCAGGGCCGACGCGCTGAAGGCCGCCTCGTCCTCGGCGAACTCCCGCAGCTCCCGCCGCACCTGCTCGCGGTACGCGGCCCAGGTCTCGGCGCGCTGGTCCCGGATCGTCTTGAGCGCCGCGTCCAGTTGTCGCAGCTGGGCTCGCGTGGCGGTGCGCCCCCCAGGGGGCGCGTCCTCCATCACCTCCCGGATAAGCGCGAGCAGGTTCCTCTCAGCCTCGTCGAGCACCTGCTGCGCCCGCGAGACCATGCCGGCCTTCAGACGCTCGATGCCCACCGCGTGGGTGACGAGGATGTCCTGCAACCGGTCATTCGCCGTCGCCATCGTCTTCGTCTTCGTCCGGCGGGACCGCGTCGCGGTTGTCCAGGTTCGGGACGCGCGGCGGCGGGAGTTCAGTCGGAATGTCCTCGGACATCAATTCCTTCGTCTTCTCGAACGTGAACTCGGTCGCACCGCCGCGCACCGCGAGCGCGTGCAGCTCCGCATCGCTGATGGGGAAGCCCGCGTTCTGCGCCTGCGCCCACTCGAACGCTTCCTGCCCGGTCATCGTCGGGGTCGCGAAGTCCAGATCCGGACGGAACACGACCAGCTCCGGGTTCTCGCCGAGGGTGACCGCGATCTTGCGTAGAGCCATCTGCAGGGCGTCGCCAGCGTTGATCACCACGTTCTTCAGGGTGACCTGCTTCGCGTGCTCCCGCTTCGCCAGCGCGCGCCCGGATTCGGGGGCCGCGTCGCCCGGCGACAAGAGTCTCGCGCCCTCCTCCCAGAAGCGAACGTATTGGTCGTTGATTGCATCCCGCTGCAGGGGGATCCCCTTGCCGTCGATGTCCAGGTACGCGGCCTTGGCGTCGGTGTTGGGGAAGTTCCAGATGCTCTGGCCCCCGATCGCCGTGGGGACATCCTCGTCCATCACCCCAGACAGCACGACCTGGGGGTCACTCTTGTTGTACAGCGACCGGTAGTAGTCCGCGGTGAGCCGGTAGATGCGCAGGGCCCGCTTGGTGAGCGGGGACAGGGGCACCGCCCCGTACTGGAACCCGATGTCCAGCGTGTTCACCGACAGGAAGGGAATCTCGTCGAAGGTCTTCCCGAAGTAGGTCACCGGCTCCCAGGGCTCCACCTCGACGTATCGCCCATCCCGGTTCTCGACGACACGCGACTGGTACACGCCCTCGCGCATGCGCAGCTCGCGCCAGAACGTCACTTCCTTCGCCCGGAAGGAATCGTCCTGGGCATCGATCTCGCGGATCTCGCGTAGCACCACGAACTGGATCTTCTCACCGGTACGCTTCGAGCCCAGGCGCCAGTTCGTGATGTTCTCGACGCTGTACGTGGCGAACCGCAGCAGGTCGTCCTCGCTTCCTACGTCGCACAGCAACCCGATGCGTCCCCCGCTGAGGATCTCGCGCGTCATCGTGCGCCACAGCACCTGCAGCGACTCGCCATCCACGGTCGAGTCGTCCATCAGGTACTTCATCTTCGGCGGCAGCTCCACGCGCGCAGGCTTCGAGTGGATGATACCCTGGAATCCATTGAGCGCCGGCTCCACGATCTCCGGGAACTCGGCGAAGGTCTGATAGTGCGCGTAGCGCGACGTCCCGACGCGCTTTCCACCCTCCAGGAACTCGCTAACGGAGCCCGCCGGCATCCCGGGGGGTGCCGGGAGGTAGTCGATTCCGCGGGACTTCACCGCGCGCTCGCCCGCCAGGGCGTCGCGGTTCATCCGCCAGTCGTCTTCGCGGGCCTTGTATTCGGGGTGCGTGGTGTCGATCGGCATGGCCTATCTTCCTTGGAAGGGCTTCACGCCCATGCGTGACGGGCGCGTGAAAAGCCGGTAACGGACCTCGTCCCCGACGTGGTCCTCGCTCTCTGTGTCAACGTCGTCGATCTTGCGACTGTCCCGAGACAGGCTGGGCACCGTCCGGAAGAACTGCTCGCAACAGTCGAACACGAAGAAGCCCGGCTCCTCGCGTGAGCCCTGCTTGGCCACCCGTAGCATATCACGGATCCGCTGCCAACCCAACTCCCGGGTGCCGGGGCCCTTGCTGGCCCTGACCCAGTAGACCCCGAACTTCGCCATGATCTGCGCCACGGACTCGTCCTGGTCCGTCGCCCAAATCTGGGAATCAGCGGGTCCCGGGCGGATCTTGCGCTCCCCGAAGATGCGCTTCTCACGCTCCCGGATCCCCTCGGCCACCTGGGACGCCGTCATGCGGCAGCCCTCGTCCACGTTCCCGGTCCACCCGTACCACTCCGCGATGCGGAAGACGTCCCCCCGCCGCGTCGGCCCGAAGCCCGGAACGTCGCACCCATCGGACTGCGCGTACCAGCCGACGGAGAAGGGCCGCGACGACCCCCAGTCGAACGCGCGGTCGATGATCCACGTGTCCGGGATCGGGAAGGGCGTGATGAAGTGCACGCCCTTGTCCCAGATGTCGTCGAACATCCCGCCGGCGATGATGTCCCAGTCGCCGTGCAGCCACGCGCGCTCCATGCTCTCGCTGGTCGCGGACTGCCGCAGGCGGGACTTGTACCCGGGGTCAGCGTGCAGGAGGACCCTGTTCTCCTCCAGGTAGCCGTGGATGGCGACCCGCTCGTTGGTGCCCCCATCTTCGTCCGTCTCGCGGATGACGCGCCCGACGACCTTGCCCCGTTCGATCGGGAGGTGGAACCGCGAGCGCACCCAGTTGTGTCCGCGGCCGAACGGGTTCGTCGTCGATCGATACTTGCGTGGCATGCCGGGCGTGGTAGACCGGCACACGGACATCATCATCAGGTAGCACTTGTCGTCGGGCCACGTCGTCAGCTCTTCCCACGCGATCCACGGATAGGCATGGCCGTGGTAGTCCCAGTAGCCGTCGACGTTCTTGATGTTCCGGAAGTAGAGCTTCTCGCCGTCCGGGAACGTCCACTCGGGGTTCGGGGAGCTGGTGAAGCGCGCCTTCGGGAAGAGGAGCGGGAACCACTTCAACGACTTCTGGATGACGTCTTCCAGCTCGGGGTACGTCCGCCGGAAGAGGATGCCCTTCCACTCCGCGCCCCAGCCCTGCCCCACGTGCTGCGCGAAGTCCATCAGCAGCGCGTCGGTTTTGCCGGGCCCGCGCGTACCCTCGTACAGCACCTCGAAAACCGGGCACTCCAGGAATGCTTCCTGGCTGCCCGGCTGAGGCGCCCACGTCACGCGGCGGCGGTCCTCGTTCGCTTCGATCAGGAACGGGGAGAGCTGGTTTTCCTCGTCGACTTCCCAGACGAGGGTGGGGGCGAGGCTCACTTGATCGCTTCTGGCGCGGCCCCTGGCCGGCGCCGGCTAGAATACCTTGGGGTCCGGGCTCAGGTCTACACCGTGGGGTTTCGTCCACCAGTAGAACCACTTCCGCTGCGGAGGGTTGTCCATCCAGGTCGTGTCGGGCTCCGGGAGCCGCAGCGCCGCGACGACGTCGCGCGGCTCGCCGAGCACCACGCTACTGAGCGTGCCCTTCTTCGTCACCCACCACATGCGGCCGGCCTTGGCGACTTCCTCCGTCAGCAGCCGCTGGATGCGCGCGTCCTGCGCGACGTACTCCAGGACCTTTTCGCGCTCGCCCGAGGCCCACAGCTCAGGTGCGCCGGCACCAGTAACGCCCTCGGTCTTGCCCTCGATGTCCATCCCCTCGCACGCCTTCGCGAGGCTGCAGCGGAAACCCTTCGCGCACACGAAATGGAACATCAGGTCCACGTGGTGCTCGCTCGCGGCGATCACCGCGATGCGCTTCGCGACGTCGACCTCCGCCTCCTCGGCCAGGATGTCGAAGTCGAACGCGAGCCCGTTCCACGTGGCGATCGTGTAACCCTTCCCGATCAGCTCCTCCAGCTGATCGACCACCGCGCGCACCTCCGCCGGCGTCATCTGGCCGGAGGCCGCCGCGATGGTGCGCTTGAAGTCCTCGGCGTCGAACGCGACGCACGTCACGCCCAAGGGGCGCTCGTCCCGTAGGTTCGCCCCCTCCGGGATCACCTTCGCCGTCTCGATGTCGAATCCGACGTACTTGCGGCTCATCTCTCGCGACCCTCCATGAACTCCTCGATGGTCGGGAGCGTGATGAACTCGCCGATGTAGTCGATCTCGTCGAAGCCGAAGACGCCCACCACGACGCCGACGAGGTTCCCGTCCTTGTCCAGCACCGCGCCGCCGGACATGCCGGCCAGGATCATGGCATCCGTCCAGCCCATCTTGGCGTTGGACGCGATGCCCCTCGTCACAACCGGCTCCTCCTCGAAGTACGCGTGCACCTGCACCGCGTCGCCCGACACGAGGGTGCGCACGCTCCACGGAGTGGGCTCCCCGGTCAGCTCGTCCACGCGGATCAGGGCGAGATCCAGGTCCTCGTCGTAGGCGAGCACCTCGCACTCGACCCCTTCGTCCAGGACATGGGCGCAGGTCAGGATGTCGCCGCCGTCGACGACCACGCCGGAGCCGACGAACTCACCATCGGCGTGCAACGGGACGACGCCCGCGGCGGCCGGCGCGGCGAGCACCAGCAGGGACAGCAGGATGCGCCTCATGCCCGAGCCTCCTGGTTCTTGATCTCGCACTTCGCGCAGCGGAGCACGGCCCCCACGGGCACCGCGTCCGCCGGAATCGCGCGGGACATGAACTCGTGGCAGTCCATGCACTGCAGCCGAGCGTAGGTGATCGCCGCCGGCCGCATCCAGAAGCCGGCGCCCTCGTGCGCCCGGATGCTCATGCCGAGGATCTGGCGCTTCGGGTCGTCGGCCTCCAGGTTGTCCGGGTTCGGCCACACGATACCGGCCTGATGCAGGAACAGGTCGTTGGACAGGTCCATCGACGTCGGCTTCCCAAGCTCGACCCACGCCGCGACAATCTCCTCTGCGGTCGGCGCGTTCTCGAACCGGTGGAACTTCTCGATGGGCCCCTGGCAGATCGGGCAGTGGAGGCTCATACCCGGAACTCCCCTTCCAGGGGCAACGTGTAGGTCTGCCCGAGGATACCGAAGCCGTCGTCGCCGTCGGCCTGCGGAAGGGCAACGGGCACGTAGCCGGCCGGCGCGGCGCCGCTCAGGCGACCCCCGCCCGGCATGTCGAGGGCGTTCTGCGCGTAGCCCTGGATGTCAAGCCAGTTGTCCGCCTTGAGCGCGTTGGCCGCACGCGACAGCTTCTGGCAGATGTTGAACGCGACGACGTCCTCGGCGTCGAACAGCTGCAGCGGCGTTCCCGAGCCGTACTTGCGCGCGACCCAGGTTGCGAAGAAGTCCGCGGTCGCGCCGTGATTGTCCTCCGGCGCGCCGTACACGGATCCGCGCTCGGCGACGAGGGCCTGGGGGCTAGCGGGAACGAGCGGCTGGGGCCACAACCACTGCTCCACGAGATTGGCGTCGAGGGAAGCGAAGAGCAGCTCCTTGCCCTTGTACACGTGGTACTCCTCCGGAGAAGCGAACATGCGCCCATCCGGGGCGATGTGGGCTGCCTCACGGCGCACTTCCAGAGCAAGGCCCCGCTCCGCGGCCAGCTTGCTCAGCATTTCGAGGGTCTCTTCCATTCCGCGTCCTCCTGGACGTAGGTGTGAGTTGCTCGCCTCAGTCTATCCGGGGCGCGCACATTTTGTCAACTGGCCAGCTGCAGGTACTCCACGCGCGGCCAGTAGAGCTTGCGCCGCTTGCCGATCTGGATCAGGTACGACTCGTGGGGCCGCGGGCGCCCGTCGTTGCCGAAGTTGAATCCCTCCGGGATGAAATCCTGCGGCTTCTGGGCCGCGGGAACCACGGCTACCACCTTGCCGAGCTTCTCCTTCCGGAAGCCACCCGACTGGCTCGTCCACTTGACCTCGTCACCCACCTTGAACGCCAGCATTCCCTTCTCCTCTCTGGTTGTTCGCCAAGGACTGCGCGTACTGCCGCAACGCCTCAAGCGTCAGGGGCTTGCTCACCGGCATCCTCGCCGGCCACTGCGCCATCGTCTCCTTGATCAGCTGCTCCACTGCTCTCATCGATCACCTCGTGCTCTGCGTCGACCGGGGCCCCGAACTTCTCTTCCCAGCTCTCGGAGCTAGAGCCCGGCGCGTTCACCACCAGCACCCCGCCAGACGCGTTGTTCGCGATGATGTCGCCCTTCTCGCGGAACTCCGGCATGCGGGACTTCGCGTAGGCGAGGAGCATCGCGTCGGACATCTTGCGCACGCGCTTCGTCAGGACCATCTCCTTCGAGAGTCCGCCGCCGGACTTGAGCGTCTTGGCCTGATGGACCATCATGGCCTCCCACGTCTCCTCAACCTGCCCGTTCTCCGCGCGGTCCAGGATCAGCGCGCGGACCATGTCGTTGTGCAGCTCCAGCGCCGCCTCCTCGGCCCGCGCGAACTGCTTGTCGACCGACCGCAAGCGGCGCATCGTCTCGTACGAGACCCCCGCCACCAGCGCCGCCTCCCCGCGGCGTCCACACCGAATCAGGTACCGCAGGTACAGGACCTGCCGTTCCGGCGTGAACCGCACGTACGGCTTGCGCTCCGAGTCGACGCCCAGGAAGTCGACCAGGGCCTCCTCGCCCAGGGACTCGACCAGGGCGCGCGGGTTCGGTTGCTGCGGGGCGGGGAGGTTGTCACTCATACGCCCCACCCGATGTGCACGAGGAGCCACGCGAGGAAGCCGGTGATTGCCACGCGGCGCAGGCGCCACGCTTTGTTCTTCCGGCCCTCCTCATCCTTGACCGCGAACCACTTCCACGCGTGCTCGCTCAGTGTGTCGCCGGGCTTCTTGTTCACGAGCGCGAGCCCCTCGGCCACGAGAAACGCGCCGAGCCACAGGATCCAGGTCCAGGTGTACCTCACTTCGCCACCTCCGCCGAATCCGCGGGGGTGCTGTCCGGGGGCGCCGACGGCGCGGGCGCGCAGCTGCCGGACGCGGTCGGGGACCCTTGGCCCGTGGACGACTCGCGGTCGTTCTGGGCGGGCGCGAGCAGGAGGCCGAGCAGGAGGCCGAAGAATAGGTAGCGCTTCACATGAGCCTCGGGGCGAACACCTCGGCGATCGCCGCCGCGAGCGCGCGGAACTCGGGCTTGCGAGTGCAGGCCGTGGCGACCAGCTCCGCCTCGGCCTGCGTCGCGCCGTGGCTGTAGGCGTCCTCCACCAGCTTCCGGTGCATGGCGGCCAGGATCTCGTCCATCAGGTCAACCTCCAGTTCACCGCGGCGCGGGCGCCGGGGTGCAGTTGGTCGGGGGTCTTCACCATCTCGATCGGGATGAACACGCTGTGCCCCTCCGAGTCCGAGTTGCCGTCCGCGGCCCGCAGCCACAGCTCCACGCGGTTCGGCTCGTCCTTCCCGCGCAGAAGGAGTCCCATGACGTCGGGGTGCGCCGCGTGCTGTTCACCGTCGCGCAGCTTTCCAGGGCCGACGAAGACGATGCGCTCCTTGTAGACACGGAGCGAGGGGTCCGGCATCGAGTTGTCCTTTCTGTGTCAGCGCCCTAGCGCAGCCACCAGAAGAGGTCCAGGAACAGGATCCAGATCACTTCTTTTTGCCTTTCGGACGGACCTTCACCTCACCTGCGTGCAGCTCCCCCTTGAGCCGACGTTTCTGCGCCGGGGTGAGGGGGCTGTTGTCGCCCAGGAGGTACCCGACCTGCCGCTTGGACTTCGTCTTGCCGGGCATTTTAATGGACCTCCGGGCCTTGAAAGACTCGTGTGACACAATCCTACCGGGTCGCCGGCGGGATTGTCAAGCGCGACGCGAGCAACGGCACGCGGTACATTGCGAGCGCGGAATCCCGCTGGTAGGCGGCGTGTTCCGCCAGCAGGAGGGCGGCGCCGACGCGCTCCAGGCGCTCGGGGTTCATGCGGACGCCAGCTCGTCGAGGGCGGCTTGGACGTCGTCGCGGGCCGCGTCGTCGTGCGCACAGACGAGGTGCGACAGCTGTCGCACGTGGATCCCCAGGTGCTGGGCGACCTCCCGCCGGGCGCGCCAGTACGAGAGAGGGGCAGGCTCCACGGGGGTCGTCGGGAGGCCCACGAGACAGCATCCCTGGTCGTTGTAGAGGCGGCCGTAGGTGAAGTGGTCAGCGAGGCGCGCGTAGCGGTAGGTCTCCGCGAGGTCGATGCGGAACTGCCTTTGGGCCTTGGTCACCGGTCGGGCTCCTTCCCTCGGGGCGAATGTGTCACACAAGTATATCGGAGGGGCACAGGGTCGAGTCAAGCCCGAAAGCGGCGCCGGCGGCGACGCGTTGGCGTCGACGTGTCGCTGCTTGGGCCCAGGGGAGACACGTCGTCGGGGAGGTTAAGAAGGTTGAGTGAGGTCGAGCAGTGTAAGTTATTTGTTTGTAAGTAGTTCTTAACCTCCTTAACCTCCTTAACCTCTCTCTACTATACATCTTCTGGAAAGCGCGCGCCCTCCCCTGGGCGTTTTCCAATTTATGGTGACACCCCCCGAAAAGGTTAAGAAGGTTAAGTGAGGTTAAGAACCCCTTGCGGCACAACAAGTTACAGCTGCTTAACCTCCCTAAGTTGCATTTCAGAGGTTAAGAAGGTTAAGAACCCTTTGGGAGACAAGGGGTTACAAGGCCCCCTCCGTTTGCGGGAGGGTGAAATCGGAGGTGCTGCCGGCCGCCCCAAGACCTGGGGCCACCAAACCTGCTCCATTCTGCCCACAGATGCCTACCCCTTCCAACAATCTGCAAAAACCTGCAAAACCTGCTCAAGTTCAACAAGACCTGCCAAGCGAAAAGGCGCAACGATCGGCTAAACCGGCCCATTCCTGGCCAATTCTGCCGTGGCCGATCTTCGAGCCCATTGGGCCCCGTTTGCAGATCCTGGCACCGTGTCCGGCCGTGCGTGTCCATTCGACACAGGGGAAACCCTGTATCCATTCGACACAGGGGAAACCCTGTATCCATTCGACACAGGGGAAACCCTGTGTCCATTCGACACAGGGTTTCTACCTAGGAAGAAAGGTAACGATGGCCGGCCAGGGCGCCGCGGTCCAGGGCGCCACGGTTCAGGGCGCCGCGGTTCAGGGCGCCACGGTTCAGGGCCCGGCCGTCCAGGGCGCCGCGGTCTGGGCCTGCGCCCGCATGGCCGAAACGGGCCGATCGATGGCCGAAACGGGCCGCATGCGGGGCCCGCCATGGGGCGATCGCCAGGGGGCGAGGGTCAAGGGGCCAGGGCGCCAGGGCCGCGGCCGTCGGGCGCGGGCGCGCGCGCGTAGGGGCCGCATGATTGACGCGGCCCGCGCGCCCGTTGCGCAATCCGCCCGCCGCGTTGTGCATTCTGCAGACAGAAAAGGGCCACGCGCCAAGCGGCGCGGGCCCGATTCCGCCCGGAGCCTATCCCGGAAAGCTAGGCGCGCCGCGCCAGGGCCGCGCGGTAGGCCACGCGGCGCGCGGCGCGGCCCATGATTGACGGATCCGTCCGCCACGTCCACGGCATCGCGCCCCGGACCGCGCGGAGGACCGCGCGCGGCGCCGCATCCGCCCGGAGCCCGTCCGCAACGCGTTCCCCGAAAGCGGCCGCGGCGCGCGCCCGGGCCCGCTCATAGGAACCAATTTCCCGGCGGGTTGGCGCCCGATCGGCGACGATGCGCGCCCGCGCGGCCGCGTTCATCGGACCGCCGCTTGCGCGGCCGCGTCCAACGCATGCGCCCCGATCGCATCGGCGACGTCCGCCAGGACATCCCGCAGGGAAGCGGCCCGGTCCGCCGGATCGTAGGCCAGGGCGAACAATGCGAGCCACGCGCGGCCGCGCGAATCCGAGCCTCCGCGTTCCCATTCCGCCGGGGCTTCCACGTCTTTATCCCGTCGGATTGCTGCGAGGATCGGGGGCGCCGCGTCCGCATCGATCGAAAACCCGCTGTCAATGCGGACGCGCCCGTAGGCTTCCACGAAAGCGGAAGGGTACCCTAGGATCCGGGCCCGAGCCTCATCGACGATGAATCCCGCGGCGCGGATCCGCGCGCATGCGGCCCGTTGATCTTCCGCTTCCCGGTCCAGCTGGCTCCGGGCCGCGAGGACCGCGCGCCACGTTTCCAGGAATCCGGGAAGGAACCGCCGCGCGACGTCGCGCGCGATCTTCTCGGCGCCGCGCGCGGGATCGCAGGAAATGCGCGGCGGTTCGGGCGCGTTCCAATCCCGCGCGGTTCCACCGATGCGCCCGCCGCGCCCGGGAAGGGCCGCGGAAACGTGGACGCGCGCGGGCCGCGTCCCGTATCCCTGCGCCAAGGTAACGTAGAAAGCGGCGCCATCGGCGCGCGCGACGCGCGCGTATCGGTGCGAATCCTCCGCATCCCGCGCGTCGACCGTCCAGGGACCATCCGGAAGGGCGGGCGCGATCGCGCCCGCCAATTCGTACGCGTTCAATCTAGGCTCCCCTCCGCCCGTATCGGGCCAGTTCCTGGGAAACGCGCGCCCGAGCCGCATCGCGGGCCGCGTTGATGGCTCCGGGGCGCCCCGCGTTGACCGCGGCGCACAATCCCGCGTTGTCGGCATGTTCCCGCAGGGCCGCAAGGTACGCGGCGCGGCGGACGCGGCGCGCGGCGGGGTGGAATCGGTAGGGGGCGGACAGGGCGCGATTGACCGCGCGAACCACGGAACGGACGGACGCGCCGCAATGGACGCGGCCCGCAACGCGTTCCCCGAGCCATCCGGCCGCGTCTTCCGCCCCGGGCGCGTTGATGCTGTCCAGCTGGAACGCGCGCAACGCGCGGCGCGGCGCCACTATCGGGCCCGCCACGCGGCGCGGATGCGGTCCAGGATCGACGGACGGACGGGCTCCGGATTGGTCAGGATCGGGCGCGCGCACACTTCCGCGAGAATCGCGACGATGGCCAGGGCGAACCAGAAGAGGCAGAAAAGCGGGAGAATCGGAAACATGGTATAGGCTCCAGTTCAGGGGCGGGCGGTTTGAACTCGGCACCTAACGGGCGCGGTTCCGGATCCGATCGCAGTAGGTCAGGAACGGGATTCCGGCGGTCAGGGTGAGAAGGGCCGTTGCGGTCAGGATTGCGAGGATCATTTCTAGGCTCCGGTCTGTCAGGGACGCAGGACCATATAGCAGGGCCCGTGCCAATCCACGAAACGACAACGGGCGCCAAACCGCGGGCCCGGTCCGCCAATTCTGGCGAATCCGGGCCCTTGCGGTTTGCAACGCCGTTGCAAAATGCGGACGCATTCCGCAACGTCGACTAGACCGGGACAGACTCCCCGGTCTGGGAATCGTAGATTGCCAGCTGGCCCGCCCGTCGTCCCGCTTCCAGGGCCGCGGCGCGATCCTCGAAACCGCGCGAAACGTCCAGGAAATAGCGCCCGGACGCGGGATCCTTCCATCCGCCGAAGTACGCGCCATCGCGCGAAAGGGCGGGCCAGCGGGTCCGGATGAACTCGGAGAGTTCCGCTTCCGTGGGCTCCCGGTCGAACTCGGCGCCGCCCGCGTCCGATGCCAGAAACCGCGCGGGCGGGGTTTGGTAGTTCAGGGCCAGGGTAAAACCGCCATCCGCCCAAAGATCGGACGATGCGGGAATAACAACGTGCGCGCGCAAGGTAGGCTCCAGTCTAGGGGCGAAGCAAGCAAGGGCGATTGTAGCACGTTCCGGGCCCGTCAGGGAAAGCAAACTATAGCCTAATCTCCTTTCCATCCGTCGAATCGGTCGGGCCTTTTGCGCGCAACCTAGCGCGCAATTTGCGAAGATCCCGGGACCATCGGGCCGCAAGGGAAAGGAGCCCGACCAGGACAAGGGCCATTGCAAACGCTAGCAGGATCAAGAATCCTTTCATTCCAGGGCCCCGCTTTCCAGCAACGCGGCCGCTTGCCGACCGTACCGCCCGGGAAGGGACCAAACGATCCCGGACCGTATGAGTTCGCGCCACGCGTCCAGGACGTCCGCCGCGTCCGCTTCCGGATCTTCCACCAATTCGAGCGCTTCGATTGGTCCCATTGCCAACCTACCCTTTCCTAGAAACGGTCCGCCGCGTTGTCGCGCCACCAAACCCATGTAAGGGCTTGGACGCGCGCGGCGGTCAAGCTAGGGGCCAGTTCCGGGAACGCGGCGCGAAGGGCCGCGGCCGCGTCAACGTACGCGCGGGCCGCTTCGCGGTATCGTTTGTCGGTCAGTTTCAGGGCGGGCCCGCCCCCTGCGATCGCCCACGCGTGGCGGTCAATGCAAACCGCATCCGTTGCGCCCGCGGAAACGATCGACCGATAGAACGCGCGGACTTTCGGGCCCCCTAGCACGTCCAGGGGCGGCGCCCCGTCCAGGATCCGGGCCGCTTTCGCGCGGTTCCGACCGTATCCCGGTCCGGGAAGGATCGGGGCGCCTTGCTTCCACGCGTCCAGGATCGCGGGCGCCCATGCGGTTTGAACGTCCCAGGATACTTGAGGGGAAAGGGCCGCAAGCGCCCCGGCCGTCGATTCGACGGACAGCCCGTAAGGGCGCCCGATCCCTGCGCAGAATCGGCGCGCGTTTTCGTACCAATCCAGCCCGTCCCGGGCGCGGGCCGCGTCGTCCAGGGCGCGGCGCGCTACCAGTTCCACGCGCGCCGCGGCGGTTCGCGGTTCCAGGAACGGCGGGCGCGCCCGCGCGGGCGGTTCCGGATCGGCGGGCGCCGCGGGCCCGTTCGCCCAATCGGCGAGCCACCACTCATCAAGCGGGCGGTCAGGATTCAACGCTAGGCTCCGGTCAGGGGGCGGGTTTCCGCCCCGGAGCGTAGCACGGGCCGTGCCAATCCAATAAATGCCAATCCTGCGGAATCCTGCGGGATTCCTACCAGTTCAAGCAAGCGGCGCGCGTTGCAATTGGCAAACTGCGAATCGCAGAATGCGACCCGTCATTCTGCACGTGTCGGCGCGACACGGTGACCAGTTCCTGGCCGGTCGTGCATTTTGCACGTTTTGCAGATTTTGACAATCCTGCAAGCCAGCTGCCCGCGAGCGCGCGAGCTGCGAAACGCGAGCTGCACTTTTGCGAGCTGCACTTTCCGAGCTGCACTTTCCGAGCTGCACTTTAGCAGCTGCACTTTCTGCGCACCCCCTCTTTAGGCACCCCCTCTTTACGGCGTCCCCTTGAGGCACAGAACGTGGACCACGGCCTCGTTGCCGTACGCCTTGGTCTGCAGCACGAACAGGCGCTCGCCGGCCGCGTCCCACGTCATGCCATTGAAGTAGCGCCGGCGGCAGACCGGGTCGAAGCCGTCGAGCGGCGACTGCCACAGCCAGTCCGGCATGATGGCTTGGACGGGCTGCACCTCCCACGGCTGGCGGATCCCCATCGCGACTTCGCCCAGCTGGTCCGGGTCGTAGAAGTAGAGCATCGGCGTGTACGGCTCCGAGTGCCAGCCGCGGAACGCGTCGCAGCCGATCCCGTCGTCGTAGTGGTTGGGCCCGAGCCCCTTGGTCCACCCGAAGATCAGCACGCTCAGACCGTTCCGGTCGTAGGGCCACGCCATATTCCACCACCAGTCGCCCTCGGCGTTCTTGTAGCCCTCGGACCAGCCGAGGGCCCCCGTGCCAGGATAGCCGAGGATCATGCGCGCGCCGAAGTCCGAGCCCGGCGCCGCACTCAGGTCAGGCTTGAAGACCTGGAGCGTGGGGCCGAAGAGCCCTTCGAACGCGCCGGCGATCCGCTGGCGCGCGCACCCGATGACCGCGTCGGGGTCGTACTTGCCGGCCCACGCCGGCGGCACGCGCAGCAAGCGCTGGTGCGTCTTGTTCGCGTGGTGCGCGTTCTTCGTGGGGACGTTCACGCCCGCGGGGCCCGCGCGCCACGGCCCGTCCTTCCGCTGCGTGTCGAGCGACGCGTCGGTCGCAGTGAGCCCCTCGTTATCCCGCGCGACCACGTTGTAGAACTCCCAGTACGCGATCAGGAGGTCCAACCCCAGGGTCGCCATGCCCCCGAACGTCTTCGCCGGATCGCACAGGGGCGCCGTCAGCTGCGACTCCTGGAACCGCGGGCCAACCGCCTGGGACACGAGGCACTTGGTCGGTTGGTTCTTCACCGCACTAAGGGGCAGCCCGGGGTCCGCGGGCACGGTGATCTCGGTGATGCCGCCCAGGGAGCGGATCAGCAGGCGCCCGTTCGCCTCGTCGTAGTCGAGGTCGCTGTTGTCGAACTGGCGCTGCCCAGTGCCGAAGATCGCGAGCGACGGAAGGCGGAACGTGTGGCGCCACTGGAAGTCCGAGTACGACAGGCGCCCCGCGCCGGGCGCGTCGGGGATGTTGGCCCAGACGGGGTTCACCGAGAGCACCGCGACCCAATCGCTCCAGATGCCGGCGACGACCCAGGCGACGGACCACCAGTGCTCGTCGTACAGGCCGGGGTTCGCGAAGACGTGCTCCAGGTCGCTCCACTTGCCGGCGCCACTCACGGCTTCGGCGACCCGGGCTAGGGACAGGGTAGTATTGGACAACGGGGGCCTCCTTGAGAAACGGGGCCCCCAGTATAGCAGAAGACCGGCCCCCTCGCGGGAGCCGGCCCGGTCATTCCGGCCGGTCGTCGAGTACCTCGAACTCCCGCCCGCGGAAGATCAGAACCTCCTCTCCCGCGTCACCCATGACCCAGCAACCAGCGTGTCGAGAGTTCGGGTTGCTCTCCCACCTCAAGGCTGGGAGCACGCGACCGGCCCGAAGCCCGTGCTCGGATCCAACAGGTACGTCTCTCGTCAGCTGGATGCGCACTACAGCACCGGCTTGAAGCCCTGGATCTTGCCGCGATTGAAGACGGGCTTCAACCAGGGCCAGACGGCGAGCCGGTCGCGACCGGTGACGGAGGCGCCGCGCTGGCACACCCGGAACATGCGAGTCGTTCCGCGGGTCAACCCGTACTCGGGCCGGGCCACCGGGTTGTGCACGAGCACATAGAACGCGGCCTTCTCATCGACCCGCCGGCCGGCCTCCGGCTCCACCATGTCGCTGACCCAGACCTCGTCGCCGTCGTGGATGACACCGATCGCGGCCTTGAGGTGCTCGTCGCCCTCGCCCAGCTTGTCGAACTTGTACTCGAAGAACCCCTTGAACTTCGGTTCCTGCTCCACGTTGATCTCCTCCTTCTCCTGAAGTGGCTGGTCGTTGACGTACACGATGCTCTTGCCGTCTTGACCGGTGATGGTGATGTTGAAGTAGTTCGGACCGTCCACCTGGGAGGCGGCCGCCTTGACCGCCTTCGTGAGGACGCGCTCCACGTGGCCCTGGGACGTGAAGCCCAGCGCCCTCCTCATGTCCGGGGATTTCGCGATCTCCGCAGCGATGCGATTGATCTCGGCGGGGTTGGCGTCGTCGAAGAATGGCCCGCCCACCGAAACGGTAGTGTGGATGGACTTCATCTCCCCTCGGCCAAGAGGATAATAAGGCTCAGCGAGAAAATACCTGTCGCCGTCCACGTCACTCCCCCGCTTTCACGCGAATGAACCGCCCCGCGGCCCACTCCATGATCTTCGCGGCGGCGCCCGTGTGGTCCTCGCCGTCGAACCAAGGGAGGTCCTGGATGGACGCGGTCCACCACTCGTCGTCGTCGTCCTTCTCGACAGTCAGGCCCGGTCCGGCGAGCCGGCCACCCCTGGACGGAGCCTCGGTCCAGGCTTCCACCCTGAACGGCCCGTTGCTGATCAGGGCGTCGATCACCGCGTCGGACCCGCTGCGACCCCGCTCCAGGGTCTCGCGCAGCGCCATGCGGATGGCCGGAAGCAGCTCAACCAGTTCCTTGTACTGCTGGTCCTGCTGCTGCTCGTACTGCTGCACGTACGACCGACACCAGTCACTCACGAGGTCGAGCGTCCCCATCACCGGCGCCTGCTGAACCTTCTTCTTGAAGATGTTCATGCGGAACCTCCCTTGTTGACTCGCGCCAGAATCTCGTCGAAGGAGGCTGGCGCGTAGTCCCACCCCTCGACGCTCATGTCTACCGTCGGTATCGGGGAGTGCCGTCCCCACGTCCACGGGCCGCCGACCACCGCGCCGTTCTTACAATGCGAGTGGCCGTGCAGGAGCAGGCGGGCCGACCCGCTCTGATCTACGTCCAGGAGCCTGCTGGCGTGCTTCTTCGCCGCGGCCGATCCGCCCCACGACCGCGGCCCGTAGTGGTAGAGCAGGACCCATCGCTCGCCGATCCCGACGAGCCGCGCATGCGGCGCCTCCCCGAACACCTCGCGTACCGCCGCGGTCAGCGGCTTCTCGCCGCTCCCCCTCGCGGCCTTCTGCTCCTGGTCGTGGTTCCCGCGCACGAGCAGGATCTCGCCGTTGAGCCGCGCGCGGATCCGCGCGACCTCGTCGACGCCGAGGTGCCACCACGCGAAGTCGCCGAGGTGGTACACGGTATCGCCCGGCGCGACGCGCTCGTTCCACCGCGTGACTAGCTCATCTTCCATCACCGCGACGTCGGGGACCTTGTAGTAGTGCGTCTCCTGAAGTCCGCCCAGCTCGCCGAGCTTCTTCTTCGGGCTGACGCGGCTGTGAACACGCGCCACTTTCGCGAGGTGGTGCCCCGGCTCCAGCTCCTCCGGTAGCGCCGGCCGCCACCACGGCCGCCCGCAGTAGCCGACGATCCGCCCGTGTCCGAAGTGGTGGTCCGACGTGAACCAAATCATCTCGGCCTCCCTAGATACTCAGGAGCGATCTTCCCTTGCTTCGCGGCGCGCGCCGCTTCGTCCTGCGTCGGCATCCAGGCGAGTTCAGCGAGGTGCTCGATCGTTCCGGGCAGGAGGTGCCCCGGGTGACAGAGTTCGCCGAACATCATCTTGGCGTACTGGAAGTGATCGACGATCCGGTGCTCGACGACCTTGTACGTCCACCCTTCGTGGACGACGGTCGCGTTGAACAGGTTCTGCTCGCCGAGCGTGTCGATAACATCATGCCCTCGGCACGGACCGTTCAGGAACGTGGCGGTGACGATCACGGCGTCCCCTTCGTAGGAAGAGCGGCCTTGATGGCAGCGATCCAGCCGCAGGCGTCCGACATCCCGGCACAGATCGAGTCGGTCGTCCTCCAGCCTCCGCAGCGCCTCGTGCGCCGCTTCGATGGTGATGGTGGCCGCGTCGGGCGGCACTTTTCCCTCGACGCATCCACAGGGAACGTACAGGGGGTCGTATTCTCGACGAAACCCCGGTCTCCCTGAACCCTTACACTCCAGGCAATCCGGCCAGGAGGCGCGCGCCACCGCGTCAACCACGTCTCCGATGAACTCCTCTACATCGCTTTGCCGGAGAAGAAACTCCCCCTCGCCCTCCCACGCCTCCAGGTTTATGTCGCCGTGCCGCACACAGAAGCGCGCCCTCCAGTGCCGGATCAGTTCCTCGCGCGTCACCACTCCACCTCCCCGAACAGCGCACGCATCATGCGCAGCAGCGCCCACGTTCCGTTGCTCCAGGTCATGCTTCCTCCTTTGCGGCGACCAGCCGCTCTTGCGCTTCGGCCATCGAGCATCCGAGCATCTCCAATGCGAAGGCCGCGGCAGCCAAGTCATTCGACACCTCGGGGTAGAACCTCGCGTAAAGCCGTCTGAGCTGATCGGCATCCGGCTTGGCGAGGTGGATCCGAACGTCCACGCGCCCCGGGCGCACGAGCGCCGGATCCAGCTTCTCGGGGTGATTCGTCGTCATCAGGACGATGTGTCCCTCGCTGGACGTCACGCCGTCGAGGGCGTTGAGGAGTCCGCTGAAGGTCACCTTGTCCTTGCTCTTCTTCTTGCGCCCCTCGAACAGCGCGTCGACGTCCTCCATGAGGATGATCTTGTGCCCCGCCCGGGACATCAGGCTCATCAAGCCAGCGTCGCCCAGCTGATCGCGGCCGAAGTTGATCACGGCGAGGTCCATCTCCAGCTCCGTGGCTAGGGCGATCGCGAGGCTCGTCTTCCCATTGCCCGGCGGGCCGTCGAGGAGGATCCCCAGGCGCCACGGGATGCCACGCTCCCGGTACCAGTTCCGCGAGTCGAGGAACTGGCGGCACCGCCCGAGCAGCTCTTCCTTGAGGCCAGCCTTGAGCACCACGCTGCCGATGGGCCGCGGCTCCGCGCGCTGCAGGTGGCACCAGTTCCCGTAATCGTCGCCGGAGTAGATGTCGGGCCCCGAGCCGAACCGGGCAAGGGCCTTGTCCCGCGCCGTGTCCAGGAAGGAGCGCACCGCTTCCTTGCTCCACCGCGCCGCGTTGACGTAGTACGTTTCCCTCTGCAGGAGGGAATCGAACCCGTGTTCGCCGCCCTTGGCGTTGTCGTCCCGTTGGCGATGCACGAAGATCCAGTGTCCCTCGTACCGGAAGAGGTGGCGCCCGAGCCCCGGAACCAGCCGGATGGGCATGCGGCGCTCCCCCTCGCGCAGGTGATCCAGCCGCGTGGTGGCACTGAGGCGCCGCGCTCGCCGCGCCGCCCCGCTGCCGGCGAGCCACCGGCTGATCCAGTCGTACAGGGGATCCGGCTGCCGCACCTCCACCTCCAACGCGATCAGGTTGAGGGTCCTGTCCCACAAGCGCTTCGGCAACTCGCGTGCTTGGTGCGCGAGGTACGACAACGTGACCACGAACAGACCGCCTGTGGCGAGCTGGTTGGTGGCGGCCTGCTCTTTGACCCACGCGATGAGGTGCTCCATCACCACGCCGCCAGCGCGAAGATGTGGGCCGCGGCAACGCCGAGCAGAGTGACCACGCCAGCGAGAATGCCGAGCATCACCCAGTCGACGCGGTCCATGAACTTCGTCCGATGCTGCCACTCGGCGCGCACCGACCAGCGCCAGCTGGCGAACGGCCGGCACCGGCTGCACGGCGCGGTGCTCGTCATCAGGTAGTTGGCACCGGGCTCGTGCCGCGTTCCGCCGCACCACTTGCAGGACATCACTGGACCTCCTCCTGGGGCATGAGCAGCGCCCGCTCCCCATTGGATCCCAGGATCACGACCGGCTGCCCGGGCTCCGATGGCAGGTACACCCGAACCGTGCTCCCGTTCTTCGGGAACGCGTCGAGCGCGTCGATCAACAGCTGCGGCTCCACGCGGAAGGGGATCCCTTGGGCCTCGGCCCGCGGACCAAAGTCGGGCCACGCCTTGAGCCGCTGGGCGCCGGCCACGCGCTCACCCTGTTGCACGACGTGCCCGTTGGTTCCGACCTCGGCCCCGTGCGTGGCCTTCAGCTTCGCGGGGTCGAAGCCCGCGACGACCTCCCCTTCATGCGCCGCCGGCACCGATACGACGACGAATCCATCCGACGCCTCCGCGCGTCCGCGCCCGATCGCGATCACCGGTGGCAGGATCCCGTTCTTCTTGGCCCGCGCGGCGAGGCGCTTGGCCACCCGCACGAAGTCCTTGGAGAGTTGGACTACCATCTCACTCATCGCGCTTCCACTCCTCGATCTGGGACGGATTCACTTCGGCGATGCCCATGTGCCGGCGCAGCTGCTCCGCCTGGACCATCGCGTCCTTCAGGGCCCGGGCGAACGCGCGGGTCGCGACGAAGTCATCTGGCTCTTCTTCTGGCGAGCGACCCCCCGCGCGCCAGTTCACCTCGACGCGGGGCGCTCGGCCCAGCCCGGCGTCGTGCGAGGCTCGAACCTCGACCATGTCCTGCCAGAACCCATGCGGGCGGTACGCGATCTCCACGCGGTCGAAGCGTTCCCCCAGCTCCGGGCGGAACGGGAACCGGAGGGTCGACCGCGTGAACCCGCGCGGGTCGCGGCGCAGCTTGCGAGTGGGCTTGCGAGGGAGGCCCGTCATCACTTCACCTCCAGCGCACGCTCGATGTCCTTGATCCAGCTGTCCACGATCGATCGCCCCTCGGGCCAGTTGCCCGCTGCCATCGCCCGAAGACTTGTCAGCGCGGTTCTGGCCCTCCGCTGAACGTCGGCGTTGACGCGGCGGGCGATCTCGGCGCGGTAGACGGACGCCTCGTCGCGGTAGTAGTTGGCGTTGAGGGTGCCCTTCTCCAGGTCCATCGCCTCCGCGGCGGGGAGCGTCTTCTCGATGTCCAGCAGGGCCCCGTGGAGTTCCGTGTTGGTCATCACGCGGGCGTGCTCCTCGGTGGCCTCCCAGACGATGTTGCCGTTCCGGTCGCGCATGACTACTTGCCTCCCAGCGCCCGAAGGCGCGCTGCGTGGGTCTTCAACTTGTTGGCCTTCAACAGGCGCCACTGCAGGGACAGTTTCCGGTTGAAGGATTCCGGCGGGAGCCAGCCCCCGGCGTTCAGCCGCATCAGCTCCTCGACCAGCGGGGTCCTCGCCGCCTCCCACTCGTCCGCGATCCGACGCGCCTCGTCCGAGGCCGGCGTCGCCACGCGCGGGACCCCACCCTGGTCCAGAACCACCGTCACGACGCGCCCGGTTCCGTGGTTCGCGCCGCCGCACTTGCAGCCGCACTTGGGACCCGTAGCGGAGGTGCACCGGTCGTCGCACGCGCAGCGCTCCTCCACCTTCACGAGTCGATCCACGTGCACCTCACCCATGAACCACCAGCCGGCGCGACCGCACGCCGCGCATTCCGCCTTGGCCGGCATCCGTCCCTCGGTCGCGACTACGGTCAGGCACGCCTTGCATCGGTGGAAGAACCTGTTCATCTTGGCCCCCTTGATGGTACCAGTGTAAGTCATGCCCGGAGATAATGCAACCCTTGGGCCAAGCAAAAGGGTGGCCATCTCTGGCCACCCCTTGCCGATCCTGACACCCTGGAGTAGCAAACTGCACGGGGGTCGTGCAGAGTGCGATCAGTCCTGGGGCGCCAGCATCCGGGCCGCGAACGCCAGGGCGCCAGCGATCAGGCCCAGGAGGTGCATGTCGACGCTGTCCGCGTCCTCGACCACCATGACCCCCGCCTTCAGGGCCACGGAGTCGCGAGCGGCCGTCAGCGCCTCATCGTAGCCGGGCTGGCCGACCGCGACGGACAGGGACAGCGCCCGCTCGGACGCGTACTCGGCCAGCTCCGCGCGGTCCTCCTCCGCGCCGATCTTCAGGTCGTTCAGGATGTCCAGAAACTCCTGCTCCATGTTCAGCTCTCCTGCGCCACGAGGACGCGGTTGTCAGCCGGCTCCGGAGAACCGGCGTGCGTGATCAGCTGAATCGCGAGCGCCCGCGCGCAGGGGCGGCACAGCCCCCGGTTTCCGAGCTGCACTACTGCGCGCCTCCGGCACGCGCAGAGCCCGCGATCCTCCTGCTTCAGCGGCTCGACCACGGTCACTCCGGGTCGGTGGGCTCGCCGGCGAGCGCGGTGAGCGCCTCGTCGAAGCGGTTGATCCTCTCCTGCAGCTCGACAGCGACGGCGGGGCCGATCTCCCCGGCCGACTCGCGAGCGGCGATGCCGCGCACGGCGTAGAACATGAACTCCGACCAATCGCGCGCGCGCAGGGCCACCATCTCACTGACGCGAGGGGACTCGGCGCTCAGTTCGACGCCCCAGTCGGCGGTGCGGTCGAACAGGTCGACGGCCGCGGTGGACGTGAGGTCCCCCTTGGCCTGTGCGTCATTGACGCCGGACGCGATGTCCATGCTGACGGCCGGCCACGCCTGCTCGATGGCCGGCAGCAGGACGTGCTCGCGACTCTCCACGCCGGCGCGGCCGAAGATCGAGGCACAGCCCTGGGCCACGATGAACGCGGCGAGCGCGATCGCCACGATCGCATTGCGGTTCCTCATGTGGGTCTCCTTCTTTCAGGGTGATGGGGCGGACTACGAACGGGGCGACGGGCTCCGCTTCGCCCAGGTACGGAGCACCATGTAGAGGGCTTCGAGGCCACCGATGATGGCCTTCGCGACGGTGTCGTCGACTTCGGCGATCTGCTGCCCGGCGGGCAGCACGGCGTTGATGGCCATGACGGCCTGGACGAACAGCTTCGCCCAGAACTCGGAGGTCTTGTTTCCAGGCTTCACGGGCTGCATGCGCACCTCACGGTTAGAGTAGTACAGCGTGCGTGGAACATCCTACCACGCCCGAACCTAGTCCGACAAGGGCCTGTCGCCGGAGAACGCGTAGACCCGCGCCCGGGCGAAGTCCGAGATGAAGAACCGCTCGACGTTGACCCCATAGGGACGCGACAGGTCCGCGTGGCACAGCTTAGTCAGGTGGGACGAGGCCCCATCCCCCGCTTGGGCTTCTAGCAGGTCCCGGAATCTGTGCTCCGCGATGTGGCGCGCGAGCGCCGCGAGCGAAATGTCCCCGATTGTGGCGTCGTGGTCCCAGTTCGCGGTCAGGGCCTGAACCACGTTGCGTATTGTGTAGACGACCACCCCGGCGACCACCACTGACACGCCGTCCTTCGTGGTCAGCCGCTGCGCCGGCAGGTTCAGGGTCTGGCGCGCGGTCGCGATGACCTCCACCTCGGTGACCAGTGGCCACCACCAGAAGAGCCCGGGACGGATCTCACTGATGACGGAGCCGCGCCGGAACTTCACGCCACCGTGCGTGGTGCGGCAGATGCCGAGCCGTGGCACCAGCGACAGCAGCGCCTGGAAAATCTGACCGAGCCAACCGAAGACTTCCACCATGAGGGACCTACCGCTTTCCTTGCGTGATGGAGGACTCATGGCCCTTGAGGGCCATGAGTGAGACGAAGCCGACGACGAACACGAGAGACCGCGCCCACCACGACATGCCATCGGCGAACACGGAGCCGAACATCAGGCCCAGGGAGAGAATCAGTTCACCGACCGCGCTTGGGCGCCAGTAGGTCTTCATGCGAACGCACTTCCTTCCTGCGCGATGCGACGCGCGTAGAGGTCGACCATGTCCAGGTCGTTGTTGACGTAGATGCCGTGGGGGTTGCCCGGGCACTTGAAGCACGCGTGCCGGATCTCGTACGTGGTGACCCCGCACGTGTGGATCTTCGTGACCTCGACCGCGTCCTTGTCCCCGACCAGCGTCAGCACCAGCTCCCGTTCCAGCAGAAGCTCCTCCTTCATCGTTCTCCTCCAGGCTCAGGGACTTCACCACTCGGCCGCGGCCCTCGATTCAGCGTGGATACGAGGTTGCGCAGGGCCAGTTCGATCGTCTCCTTGTCCACCGTGTTCAGCTCGACCAGGAAGACGCGAAGGCTTCCTTCCCGAGCCGCGGGGTCCACTGGTTCCATCCACTCCGTGGACCGGATGCGGGGCACGTTAGCTCCACAGCGCGGTCAGCCCGTTCCGGTGCCACGCGCCGACGAACTCCTCGGGCGTGCCGGCGTTCGGGTTGCGGTTGTAGTGCGTGTCCCAGTAACGGGCCATCGCCTCGACGTCCCCCACCTTCGGCAGCGGTTTCGGCACGCGCAGGTAGTGCACGCGAGCCATCAGCGCCGCGTAGCGCAGGTTCCACGCCATCTCGTCGGCGTCGGGCCACCACTCAGGACCATCAGCCTCGGCGATCTCATTGGGCTCGTAGCGGCAGGGAGTAGCTCCGGAAACCGCCTCCGCTGCGACGCTCTGCCACAGGAACCGCCGGAACTTCAGGTAGTTCAACCAGATGTCGTCGTGCGTCGCGGGCTCCATCTGCCAGAGACCCAGCGCGGGCCCGCGCCGGCCGTCGGCGTGCGCGAGCTGCCGCAGGCACGTGAAGTTCGCGGACTCCTGCGCCGCGGTACCCATCAAGAGCTGTTCGGCTTCCACGCTGGCGGCCCAACGCGAGACGTGGGCGATCGTCGCGAGCGCCGGCCGGACGACCAGCTCCAGGAGATGATCCGGTCTGAGGGCCATCAGTCGATCTCCTCGACTTCGACGTTTTCGATGTTGTCGAAGTTCAGCTGTTTCAGCGCCATCTCTTCGGCCAGAACGGCCGCCTCTTCCGGATCCAGCTCGTCCTCTACGCGCACTTCGCGGGTGACCTCCACCGTGGCCGTCACGTGGACGCGGTGGGTTGGGGCCGAGGTGCAGGTGGGGTCTGGAAGCGGAGCATCGCCGATGCCGCCGAACTCCTGGTTCCTGCGCAGGGTCTCCGCGGCCATCGCGCATTCGGCCGCGGCCTGGGCCAGCTGCACGCGAAGCTCCAGCCGCGAGTTCCGGGTTTGGGGGGTGCCTCCCTCGGCCAAGGCCAGGAACTCCTCGGCGAGGGCCTCGAAACGCTTGATCATACCACGTCCTCCTCTTCTGGGTCCAGGGCCCCGCAAATGTGCCTCGTGATGGCCTTCCAGTAGCGGGCATGACTGTGCACCAGCTGAACGGCGACCTCGCCCCCGCACTCGAAGCCCAACCTCACGCGAGGTTGCCCGCTCGGGGATGCCGCCAAGTCCTTCTCGGCGACGACCTCCGCGCCGCACTCGCACTTGCGGTTGAACGAGTCCAGGAGGCGAGGGTCCGTCGTCATTTCAGCTTCCCGGCCTCGATGACGTACGCGCCCTCGTTCCCCTCGCCGCCCACCACCTCCATGAGGACCTGGACGCCTTCCTCCTGCGCCCACTCATTCAGGACCCGCAGCGCTTCCGCGTCCAGCGACTCGCCGCGGTGAATGACGAAGACCGGGAGCCCCGGATGCTGCGCCGCGCCGAGCGCGAGCCCGATGCGCAGCTGCTCGGCGGTGCCGAGCGAGGCCCAGCGGACGCCGTTGAAGGTGGCGTCGGCGTCGTCGAAGCCGAGGCCCTCCAGCGGCAGCTCCGCCTTGTCGATCAGGACGTCGCGCGCGGCGCGGGCCGACTCGACCGTGCTCTCCGCGGCCGCGTGCTTCTGCTCGGTGACGCGCATGCGGTCCTTCGCGGCCGCCTTCTGCAGCTTCCGCTCGACGTTCGCGTTCACGTAGTCCGCGCCGTCGATCTGGACCTTCAGCGTCTCTCCGCGCTCCTCGGAGGGAACCGGCAGGGCCGCGCGCTGATCGACGGCCTTCTTGTAACCCGTTGCCGCTGCCTCTTCCTCGGCCTCCGCGAGCGCGAGGGCTTTGGCAGCGGCGAGCACCTTGGA